TGATCATACGTCAAATTACCCTGAGGGCCATACCCAGTCGGGGGTGATCCAGGTGGCCTAACAGCAGGAGTAGCTGTGGGAGGAGTCAAAGCAGTAGGTGCAGCAATACGTGGTTTAACTGTTCCGACTTGCCCCATAGGACCACCTTTACCACCCGCAAACAATGCTGCAAGTGGGTCCTTAGAACCACTTGAACTTTCTCTAGTACCACCAGAATAACCGCCATTAAAACCAGTTACCTGATTACCATTGCTATCGTATGAAGAACGTTGGCCAGGCTCCTGATAAGAACCCATTCCAGAAGCACCACTACCTGCCCAATCACCTGGTTTAGAAGATGAACCATTTGCATTAATAGCCATTTTACATGCCTCCTATTAGCATCTTGATTTTACCAAACAATTTCATGAAATCTGGGTCTACATTAACACCCATGCCAGTACTCTGCATAGGATTAGCTTTACCAGCATACATACCTTTTATTACACTCATCAAATCAAGAGGATTACCTGGTGCTGGAACCTTTGACATAGGATCCATAGCCGTACCACCATCAGCAATAGGCACGTTCCTATCATCCTGAACATTAAAGTTCATAGGCGCTGCACCAGGTTGTGGTGATACATTCATACCACCTTCTTTGGCTATTCTAAGAGCTATATCTGGAGGTATGCCCATCTGCTGAGCTAGGTATATAATATCTTGCTGAAATTTGTCCATTTACATCACCAAGGAAGAAGTGAACCAACCGCGCCAACACCACCCAGAATTTTTTCCCAGGTACTAGATTCCGTTTTAGTTTTACCAGCATCACCAATGTCAAGGGATAGACTCTTAATCAAAGCATCTAGGCTCTGATCTGGAGCACCTGTCCAACCCTCATACTGGCTCTTAGTAGCATCAATAATAGACTGCATCATCTTCTGCTGAATTGAACCGGCAGCAAGCTGATTCTGAGCCAACTGATTACCCATACCAAAACCCATATTGGCAAGATTACCAAGCCCAGAAAGCCCTGTACTTACACCTTGTGAACCAAGGTTAGAAAGACCAGATGCACCTGCCTGAGACATACCATAACGCATATTCTGGTTACTCTGATCAGCCTGCAGCTTCCTAGCCATGTCCTGCTGAGCCATAGTTTGAGCATTGCCAAAATTAGCACTGTTCAAAGAGGCTAGAGTCTGGGCTCTAATATCATCATAATTACGAGTATTTTCAGACTGCTGCACCTGCATACGATCACCACCAAAGGCTTTAGCAGCCATGGCTTGATCACGTACACCTTGGTCTGAAATATTCTGCTGACGACGAAGTTCATTCATCGTAGCATCAGTAACCTGAGTCTGGAACGGATTCATATAAGGAGACAAATCCGTATTGCCAAGTGTTTGCGTAGACACGTCTGAAGGTGTCATGCCTCCAAACTGACTAAACAATCCACCTGCCTGACCAGTGTAACCAGCACCCTGATTAAGAGCTGCACTAGTACCAGTTAAAGCCTCTCCAAAAGCACCTGCTGACTGAGTAGAGACAGGCTGACCAGTGTAATTAGTAGGACCCTTACTCATTGGTCATCTCCTCTGCCACTTCCAAGCCATCCAGAGCCTTTAAGTCCATTGATAATGCCAGCTAAGCCACCTGTATTAGTAAACCCGCCACTGTGCATACCACTAATAATATCACCTACATTCTGTGGTAAACCTTTACCACCAGAACCGGTGCCAGACCCAGACCCAGAGCCACCACCAGTACCGGTGCCAGGAGTACCCGTGCCACCACCTGCAGGAGGTGTAACCGGCGGAGTGGTTGTCCCGCCTCCTCCAGGAGCTCCAGTCTGAGGGTTAATACTAAAAGACTGAAGATAATTATAAATACCAGGATATTTAGCCTTAAGAGCATTCTGAGCTTCTTCAAAAGCTGGTGCACTTGAGTATCCTTTTACACCACCTGCAAAGGTCTGAGCTTGAGGCATGTATGAAGCAGAAGCTGCTCCGCCTCCAGGCATACCGAATGCTGCAGACATAGCATCAAATCCCTGAATACCAGCCATAGTATTCGGATCCATAGCAGCCACGTCTGGGCCCATATAAGGCACATAGCCAAGCTGAGAACGCTTCTGACCAAGAGCAATAATCTGCTTGGCTGCGTCTTCATACCACGGAGGCAGTTTTGTTGTTGATTCAGCCATCTTATAGCTCCTTAGTCAACCAGACTTGTTTTTCTTCCCAACCGTACTTTTTAAGAGCTCGTTTAAAGCCCATACGGCACAATGTAGTAGCTTTGATAGCGCCTAGACTCTTGGCCCAAGGTCCTAGAAAGCTGAACAACTCATTCAATCCATTCATGTCACCAGCAGCAAGGAACACATGCGCATGTGTGCCTTCTGGATAAGTACGCATTTCCATAACAACACACGTAGTTTCAACCCAAAAGAAATGTACTCTACCTTTAACAACCATGTCAAAGATATCATCAAAGGTAAAACCCTCACCTTCTTGACGATCCAAAGCAGTTTGAATCTTTGGTTTAAACTCCATCAATTTGCAAAGGATAGCAAATTGGGCATCTGCTTTAGATGTATTATCGTACGCATTCATGGTTCTAGTGCCGCTATTCTAGCTTCTAGTTCAGCTATTTTCTGATTAAGATAACGCATATATTCTTCAAGTTCACGATTACGAACACGTTCAATTTCGGGTCTGTAATCTTTCTGCGGTTGTGGCAAATTAAGAGATTTCATCTACGTGCTCCAGCTTTAACACGCATATGCATAGTACCAAATCCCCAGCCTGTATCAACAATTTGATTAAGTTTTACATGCATTGTTCTAGCTTGAAATCTGACAGTAGTGTGTCCTTTAGTTGCATTTAAAGTTACTGGGCCATAAATAGTATATGGTGCTTGTGGAGCGTCTGCTAAATGAAATTCCAAATTATAAGGTATTGGATCAACTACACTATCATTTTCGCCAGTTAAGTCAGTAAAATCTATTGTATCAGAGTAAAGCCTATCAACTCTAGTTCTAGCTGTACCTGCGTTAAGCTCTATAGCACCAGTTTCAGCTGTAATAGTACCATTACGGGAAGCTCCTGCAGCTAGCCATCCATACTCATGTTCATACAATATAGGGCCTGACGCTGCATATGGCTTATCTTGCCAAATAGCATTAAGCCAAGCAGTACGTCCAAAATTACCTTTAGACCACCATTGCCTTTCAGGATGATACATTACATAGCGATCTGGTTCATTTTGTTCTGCGCCAGGATAAAAGAACCACACTTCTCTAGCAAATTCATTCTGCCCCATAACAAGGGACACTGGTCGGCTAAGATTACCTCTATTAAACACATCTGACATTACTGTACAATTTACTGGAAAGATACCATTATTAAATTCCCAGAAATTAGACAAGCCACAGAACATAGCTCCGTTAGAAGTAGGAGCTACTGCCTTAGGCCCTGCAATACCTGTTTCTTTAGAGACAAGCCTACGTGAATAATAGTTAGGTGGACCAATATATTCAATAATATGCACATCAATATCAGTAAGCACAAGGATACCTTGTGGTACTTTTACAGCAGCAAGAATAATTCCGCTAGTTTCTAGATCAAAGCCACCAGCTGAATTATCTGCAGCTGCAGTCCAAACCGTTAAAGCTTCACGTGAACACCACTTAACTCTACGTGGATTTCCTTCTCCACCCATTACAAAAGCATGACGTTCATTTGATACAATAACAAGTGCATTATCTTCTGGTGCATTTGTTACTTCTACAAAATCAGTACTTGGAGTAGTTGGCAACCACTGAAGCAGACGACCATCTGCAGTATGTACGCCAAGCAAATCTTCACCCCAATTATCAAAGGACCAGGTTGCGTCTGTAAATTTATGTAAATAGTTTTCATTAGGAACGTCAAAGCTATATAGCCCCATTCCATAATTACCGGCGCTATAACCGCGAGGATTAGCTGGTTCCCAATAGAGGTCAGAAGGTGTAATATCATACTGAGAAAGATCAGTAGTTTTTATAATTACAGCCTTATCAATAGTACCAACTACAGCATACGCAATATAATCATTGGCTCGCCAAGAATGAGCGGCTCTTATTGGTGCAGTTGCAGTTATGGAGGCCATAGCTCTCCAACCACCAATTGGCATTAGAATGTTCTGAGTATTCCATCGCACTTGATTTACGTCATACCAACGCATTCCAGTTGTATGCTGAGACATATCTCGCATAACACCAGGAGGCAATTCAAGTGTAAAGTTAGTGCCGCTCATTATTTAATACCATATACACGAACAGAGCCAGCGTCCCAATTTTGTCCATTAGGAGCAATAGAGATTGCAGTGGATGCCGTAGTGATTGCTGAGTCAAACGGAAGAGCACTTACACCTGATCCATCTTGCTTTAGAATCGAAACGCCTATGCCTGTAGCAAGATCAATGCGAACAGATCCAATATAAGATGTGCCTGTTGCTTGCGTGCCGTCCGTAAACTGCACATCATCAGATGTTGAGTTGCCAATTAGCCAAGTGGCGGCAGTTGTCGAGTGGGAAACGCCATTGAACCAAAGTTCAACAAACTTGTATTCAGTAAGGTCTAACGACCCAAGTGAAGCAGAGGCACCACTTGCTGTACTGATAGTGCCAAGAAGTGTTGCTCCACCACCACTACTACCAGGGATAGCCGCTATTTCTTGTTGAACAAAAGCAGTAGTAGCAATTTGTGTAGTGTCAGTTGTTGTAGCAGCAGTAGGGGCAGCAGGTACGCCAGTGAAAGTAGGCGAAGCAATAGGAGCTTTAAGCGCAATAGAAGCAACAATTGCTGCCAAATCAGCTACAAGACCAGTAATGTCAGACTGAGCATGAGTATGAACTGCAGCAGCTTTAGCCGCCAAATCGGCTACAAGACCAGTAATATCTGATTGAGCGTGAGTATGTGATGCAGCTGCGGCGCCAAGAGCAGTCAACGCACCAGGAGCAGTCTTTGCGCCAGTACCACCAAATGCAATCTTTTTAACAGGCGTACCTGTTACAAGTTCATACATTGAATCAATGTCATCAAGATTTTCATTGAGCTTTGTGCCCCATGTATCCTCTGAGGCACCTACTTCTGGCTTTACAAGCCCAAGAATTGTAGTTGTTGTATCAGCCATTTTTCTTTCCTTTCTTTGTAACTGCTAGCTGTTTTATAACATTGCCAGTAGTTACACCAGTTCCTTTGGGCGGAGGCTTCACACCAGAAAGCTGCTCTTTACGCCACTTTTCTTCTTCTTCAGGAGATTTACGCTTAGACACAAAAGCCCAAATTAAAGGCCATATTTTCCAAAATATAAATATTACAGCATTAACCCAGAATGCTGGATTACGAGCATAGATAAATACTGCAGCGGCTAAACCGATACATATAGCTACCCATGCCGTAACCAGCATCCAGTCCATTAGCTATTAGACTTTACCTGAGCTTCAGTAACCACACCAGGTTTTCCTTCACCATTTGGAACAACTGGTACAGTCGGCTTAGTGAGCTTACCTTCAAATGCGCCAAGAATAAGCTTAAGAAAGCTAATAATACTAGCCGCAATTACAAGATAAGGAGCAAGCCAGATAGGTGCAGAACTGTTAGAGCAATCAAGTGCACCATTCAATGCATGTGTGCAACCCATTGATACAAGAACAGCTGTAGCTACACCAAGCAGCGCAATGGCTGTAGTCATAAGGGTCTGGAAATAATTTGTATTCATTACGGTGTTCCCTCTAGTTTGTGGACTTTCAAAAGCTTAGTGTCAAGCAAATCTATCTTATCTTCAATACGTTCTAGACGTTTATCGAAAAAGGACAAGTAGTCTTTTTTAACATACTCACGTTCTACAATAATTAACTTATCTTCTAATGCAGCATTCTTTTTATCTTGCTCAAGCATCCAAAGCCATGCAAATGCTGAAGCAACTGCTAGAACTATTGACCAAAGTTTACCATCCAAAATAGTCTCAACAGCCTTTTCAACCACGTCAACCCCCTTTAAGTATTACGTCAGCAAACTCTTTAAACATATCTGCAAGTTGGCTACGCGTAACATACGTGGTTGCTTCGGGCGTAGATACTTTACTCATAAGAGCCTGAATCTCTCTACGAAGCTTATCACCTACTGCTTTATGTCCTTTCACAGTAAGGTCAAATGGAAGCACTGTAATATCCCATTTACCTGCTTGTTTAATACCTAGTACAGGTTCTACTTCAGCATGAGTAAGAGTTGTTTCAGGAGTTACTGGAATATTATATTTATCACAAAGATAAGCGCCTTGTACAATCATCTGATCCCACTGAATTTTCTTCATGGGATAAGGCCCTGGACTAAAAGGTGATTCTATGGCTCCAGCCATACAAGCTACAGACACACCAATCGCACCAGTGTTACAGTTCTTAGTATGAGCAGCATACCCATCATTGTCTGAAGTAGAAATATTTGCTTCAGGAGCTAGATCACCGGCATGTACTTTACCATTACCATCAATAATAAAGTGATAATGCTCTTTATCAGTTTCATTTACGTTATAAGAACCCGCAGTCCAATGAAAAATTATACGTTTCATATTAACCACCACCTCTAATGATCCTGATGCGCCATGGGAGAAGAGCTGCGCACTAAGGTGGTGTGCCAGCGGAAATCTTGGTCCTGACAAGGAAATCCTCTTCAACAAACACTCGTGGCACCAGAGCCTCGCTTTTTTTCATGCCGAGAAAGCGGTTCGCATTGAAGATGCTGACAAGATCAGAGGTGTTGCCGTCATCAACCTGCACCAAGCCGGGGCCGATGTTTGCCGGTGAAACATAACTTGGATGCTCTTCGTAATAAACATCGTGCTGCCCAGTAGCGTCATGAATGCGAATGCGTGACTTCGCCTGAATGCCAACTTGCCCCGCAACGCGCGTCGGGATGTATAGCCAATACTGCCCGGTTTCGCCCGCATCACGACGAACGGTTGGGAAGTAGTCGAGATACAATCGTCCTCCACTATGCGTTACATGAACAGATGAAGCGGAGATCGAAAAGCGATGAAGTCCGGGGCCGTAGGGAATTGTCTCACTGATCGGCTCGTACTCTCCTGTCGGCTCGCCAGTCTCCTCGTCATAGATGGGCTGCTGACCAGTCCGTGTGACAGAGCCAGGTCCGACGAAGGCATAGTCCGCAGAGCCCGCGACGTAAAATCGCGTTGCCTCTGTTGAACCGCCGCCGGCCTCTGGAATGAGGCCGCTGACTTGCACGAGATCATCACTGTCGAAATCTTCATCGCGGGCTGCACTTACCTGAATAGCCGCATAGGCGGTGTCGAATTCGCCCTGGGTCGGTGCCACAGGATTGCGCCACCAGTATGGCCGCAGCGGCGTGCCATTCATTGTCGCGGACCCACCAAGTCGGTCAACGATTACGCTGTTATCCGCCCATCCCGGATCGGCGCTGATCCAGATGTATCCGGTTCCGTCCCCATTATCAACAATGAGCCGAATTGTCGGGTCAGAGGATTCATCTGTTGTCGTCGTCCTCCTGACTTTCTGCCCGAGCGTGAAATCGGCAGTTTTGTTATCATAGAAAATCTGCGTGTTGATGTAGCGAAGCTCCGGGTAATTTGCATCCGGCGCACTATTGGCAAGCCGCCTTATCCAAGCATAGGAGTGAGTGCTGTCATCGTTTCGCACCCCCAGAATGTGCGCCATGAAGATCGGGAACTTCACCCAGAACGGATCATCGACGGTCTTGTGGGTCGTGGGATTGTCGGCCGCCGTCTGCTGATTTGGAAGGGTCATGTACTCGTAGAGAATGACCATGAACCTCTGGAAGAGCGTCTTGTACCAGCCGTCCACCATTGCATCGACATGATCGAACGACTTCTCAAGGTTCCACAGATGCCACTTCTGGGTTGGAGTGCCCCACAGCGTGTATAGAGCCAGCACTGCGGGATCATCACCGAAGATGCCCTCAAGCAGGTCGTCTCTCACGGCAGCAAAATCTACCGTACCGCTCCGGCATTTAAGAATCGTCGCTCGCGCCATCACAAGGTTGACAAGCCAATTCCCCGAGAACTCGCACGACGCACCGAGAATTCTCTTTGTGTTGTCGAACCGCGATGCAGCGGTCATGTAACTGTCATAGACAGTAAGATAGTTGCTCTTCGATCTTCCGTTCGCAATAGGTTGGCCCATGAACCAGACCATCACATCGAGATACTCGCGCAACTTAATCGTGTTCGCCTTCTCAGCGTGATAGGCAACCAAGTCTTCAAGCGTGTAAGCGGTGCTGTTAAAGCCAAGGGCAACCTGCGTGTACAGGTACTCCGAGTAATCATTGTCTGGCGGCAGTCGATGCCCGGCGTAGGCATAGACACCGAGAAGAATGCCCGGTCGCCCCGACAAGGCCGAGATAGTCCCAATAGAGGCAGTTCCAGCGCGAACGGCCTGACAGACCGCAGCGGTAAATGCCCACACAGTTTCCGTTGGATGACCGTCTCCGTCCGCCGGATCGAAGTGTGTCGTGTTGAAGGCGGTGATCGCGGATGGGTTGTCGAGAATATAGGCCGCGCAAGCATGGACGATGTTGTCGTAGTCCGCCCCTGTCACACTTAGATCAAATGTCTGCGCCCCGCCAAGTGGCTTCAACAAATGGGGATTAGCTGCCCAGAAGGCAGATAGCTTTGCGTAAGTGATGACGCTGGCCCACCGATGACCTGCCGGGTAGTATTCGTTCGCCACGCCATTCAGCGTCTGCCAGCGGCCCATGTTTGAGCTTAGGGTGGAGGCATCCGATCCGTAGACGCCACCAAAGGAGTGTCCGTAAGCCTGCCAAAGGCGCGAGTCTGGCATCCAGTTCTTCTGTTTCGCCGCAGACAGGCCTGTCGTGATGGACGCTGGACGCTTACGGAAGTTCGCATGTGGAGCCCAGAAGCGATACCCAAGAGCATCCATCAGCGCCGCCGCGCCATGCACGCAAGCCAGATCAGTCCCACCAAGTACTGTGTAAGTGCTGGTACCAGCATTGTACGAATACGACCAATCATGTAGGCCGTACCCAGCTGTGGCTATAGGATCATCGGCGGGGGTCTTGCTCGTGATCGTTTTGGCAGCGTCGACCGCAGTGATCTCTTCCTGAAATGCAACTGGAAGTGCCATTAGATGCTCACTCCGCACTTGTCGGCCATGAATTCCTCCACTAGGGCGATGTCGCCACTGTCGAAGGCCGCGCTGTAGATCAACAGGCCATACATTCCGCCTGCGAAATAGGTGTCCGGTACCGATGTGGAACCAATATATAGAGGAGCGTTCTCAAGGGTCCCACTTCCCGCTGCCGCGCTCTCTGCTTCAACGCCATTGATCCGAAGGCTTGCGGTGCCGCTCTTGACGCGGGTGGCTGTCCACACAACCGTCTCTGGCGTGGTGGAGGATTGAGCCTCCAGAGACGCAGTTCCATCCATGAACTTGTACTCATCGCCGGTCGAGAAATCAGGCGAGTGACCATTGATCTGTACGGTTGCACCGTGCTGGAACAACCGCGCACTTGCAGCATTCTGTGACCGCAGGTGTGGCTGGCAGATCAAGAGATTGTTGTTGGCCCCGAGATTGATGTTTACCGGCGTATAGAACCGATCCGTGCTGTCAAACTCCACATAGTGGCGGCCACCGCCGTCCTGCCTGAGAGTTGCCGTTGTCGCGCCCATTCTGGCATGATTGCCGAGAACCTTTGCGACACTCACGTTCGAGATCGTCGCCGCCCAACTGGCAGCGTTTGTACCAAAAACAAGTGTCGCATTCGTCTGGGCCGTGTGGGCATACAGGTACGTGGTGTATGTGCCATTTGCATTGATGTAACGACTGACGGTCGAACGATTGTTCACGCCCGATCCCAAGAAGCAGTATCCGTCACCAACACCACCATATCCTGTTACTGTGAAGGTGACGCGATAGACCTCACCAACGACAAGGTCTATCGGGGCCATCGCAGTGCCTTGCGCGTAAGCGACACCACCAGCAGTGGTCTTAGAAGCGGTGAACGATCCGCCGCCATTGTCAGTGAACGAGGCGAAGCCCGGCGAACCAGTTCCCGTAAAGGCCCCCGTGTATGGGGCTACAATCTTTGTTCCGTCAGCTACAAGATCGAGCCGACGATCCAGAATGACAGAAACCGCTCCATTGAGCGCGGGAACGTGCTTATGCGAAGTCGATGTGCTGATGCCGTTCGCAATCATCATCTCTGGGTCAGAGAAATCGTACCATGCGCCCTCGACCGACCCAGCGAAGAGATCATAGATCGGCTGGTTGGGATCAGCACTCCCCGCCAGTGTTGTGAAGGCATCGCTCACAATGTTTGTGTAGACACCAGCATTGCTCTTGTGGACGCAGTACCCAACATAGCCGGTCTCCGGAGTCATGAACTCAATCGGCGCTGAGTACATATCAATGGAGGCAAACGGAACGCTATCTTCCCAAGTTGGAATTGCATCAGCCCCATCTGTCCCGGCTTCAATTTGCCCTTCGTCCGGTGCAGGTTCCGTGTCCTCTGCAACCACGAAGTAGAAGACACCATCCACCACCTGAATGGGATCATATTCAAGATCGATAGAGGCAGTTGTACCGCCTGCTGCCGGGGTAATGACAAAGTTAAAGAGGGCATCACCAGTCGATAGCGTGTAGAAACTCCACTCGGCATCATTGGACAGGCCAGCAAAGGAATTGCCACTCATGTCGTCAATAGCAGTGCTGTTAATCCTGATTGCATACTGCTTAGCAGGATCAAGATCGGCAGTCGGGTAAATCGTGAGTACGTTGCCCACGATGTTAACTTGACCCGGACCAGTCCCAACATCCGTTGAAACGTCAAACACCTCAACGTCAGCCCAGCCGGCATCATCCGCACGAAGCGTGATATTGCCAACGCCAAACTGAATGTCCTCTGTAAAGATAGCAAACGGGTTAATGGTGATCGCCACCCCTGTCGCGTTATCGAGCGGCGAGAACGCACTGACAGTAGGTGCTTCAACATCTCCTAATGCAATAGATTGTGCACCAAGAAAATGAAGGCTAGGTATAGCTATAGCATAGCTTAATTTCATTTTACCACTGCCTCACAAGACCTGTTGCCGTGGTACCTGTACTACGAACTTGTACAAAACGTTGCACAATTACTGTACCTGCTTGTACAATAAAAGTAACTGTTTGGCCGCCTTCAGTGACAAGGGATACGTTGCCAGCTCCTCCGCAATAAAGAGCTACACCTCTAACATAAGCAGAATCAGAAGGTGAAACTGCTTCCGCATTAGCTGGAATCTGTGAATTAAGCTGAGACATTTACATCACCTTTATTTCGCGTTGTAGTGGAGTAGAGCCTTTATTTGCACGATCAGCAGTTACATTAATTGCTTCACGAATATTATTGTAAAATGTACTCCAAGTCTCAAGTCTTTCATCTTCAACAATGAAAGGAGTGGCTTCCAAAAGAGCTGCATATAGCAAGGCGTCTGGATGCTTAGTTGAAAACACATTAGAAGCTACACTATCACTTAAACTTGGTACCATAATATAGTGATCAATATCTATAATATCATCAATAGCTGGTGGATACCAAATATTTAGTTTCATTGCATTAACACAATACACACTTGGTTCAGTTGATGCACTTATATTTTCAGAAACAAATGTCTTATATTCACTAAGAGACTTAGCCTTTAAAGGTAAACTACCTCTGGGGGTTACTAATCTCATTCTATTATAATCTGGGATGGCAGTAGCAAGATTAATAGGATTACTATCTATAATAGTATGCTCGTATGAAGCTTCCATCCACTGACTATTCAAATCTCTATTTAGCCTTTGATGAGCGCTATCAATACAATATCCAAATACATCATCATCCAAATCAGGAACAGCTAGCCATTCCTTAATTCTTGTAATCCAACCTGCGTAGTCAGTAGGCCAACCCATTAGAGTGCCTTATCAACAGTACGAAACTTGCTCATCTCATTCAAAGCTTGTCGTACATATTTCTCGTTTCCAGGAGCCATAAGATCAATACCTTTTTCAGTAAGCCATTGCTGAACTACAATCAAAGGTATTGATCCTATTTTACGATAATTCTTTGATTTACTGAAGCCATTACGAGTTTCATTTTTGAACTCAGTAACATCATCAATAACAGGTTCAACATCTTCAGTCCGGCGAATAATCATCCGTTCTGAATTTAAACCTTCAAAGAATATTTGCTCTTTTGTCATTACTTAAACAGCGGGTTTGGCTTTGGTTTCGAGCTTGGTTTCGGTTTTGACTTCTTCACCTTGACCTCCAATGGTTGATGCAGTTACAGGTCCAGCAACTTCATGAGGAGAAACTACATTTTCTTCAATCAACTCAGCTTCACCCATAGCAATATGGAAAGTTGCACGTCCTGAGTCAACAACCATTTCTTCACCAGGAGCAACATACTTAGCTGTATAAGGATTGAGCATCTTGCGTTCAAGCGGCGAAATCTTGGTATACTCAATCTTCTTTTTTACTGCTTTAGCCATTTTATCCTCTTCAAAAGACCCGGAGGCTGTCACACCTCCGGGCTAGTTTTAGCGCGCCAGGGGAGGAACGCTAAGATTATCCATTGGTATCCCGAATAACCGCCATGGCTTTTTCGTTACCAACTTCAAGAGTATATTCACACTGAATCAATTTGTTCTCAGTGTGGCCAGTACGAGCAAGATCAAGCTGGCGAGTGGACTGCAGTTCTGCAATCTTCACCAATTCCGGATCAAGCACAAACACGTCACGAGTCGGCGAGAAACGATCAGGTACAATCTGAACCTGACCAAAATCGCTCTCATATACGTCAATAGCGCTAATGATCTTCTTATCATCAGCATTCTTGTACTTAGTAGCATTACCAGTAAACGTCTTCGAAATAAGACGCTTATTGATAGGCGAGCAAAGCACATACTTAGGATCACCACCCTGGGTCCATACTGCCTGAATAGCTGCATTAAGCATATCTTCAGTCAGATCACGCAGCGTACCGTTAGTAGCCGCAGCATTAGGATAACCATTGGTAGTACCAGACAGTGTAGGCGAAGCACCCGCACCAGCACCAAGCTGATCGTTAGTGATTGAGAAGGCAGACAAACCAGCAGCAACACGAGTAGTTGCGCCTTCTGCTGCACCAGGAACAGCTGCTACGTTAGCAGTGAGCATGGTTTCCTTATCACGCTTCAGTTCTTTAAGCTTATAAGCAATCTGCTTAGAAAGCTTCTCAACATTAGCCGCACCATCAACCTTCTGTGAGGTATCCGACACTTTGACCACCTTATCAGAGATCTGAGTGTAATTACCACGACGAAGAGCAAGACGAGGTGCGTCTACTGCAGGCGCATCTTCACCTTCTGGAACACGGTTAGAGGAATCAACTGCAGCAAGCTCAACCACCGGCCATTCATGATACTTATTAGTGGCAGAAGTCTTACCAGCAATACGTGAAATGAAGGGTGTTTCAGTGGGAGAGATCATATTCTCAGCATCCGTGAGGTCTTCACGAATGGTAATAGAGTCATACGTCTCAAGAGCATTTGCAGCAACAGCCCAAAGAACCTGGGCCTGCCACGGCAGAATAAGATTACGAAGACGAAACATTATAGTTCTCCATATTGGGTTTAAAGTTCACAGTTTTGTGAAGCATTGATGCCCTAGAACTAACGTCTGTCGTGGCGGCTTCGGTAGTATTGCATGACATCAGTTTAGCGGCCAGAAGCCCCCTCTTAGTCATACGTAGCAATTCAAAATTCATTTTCTTCTCATGAGAAGTGTAGCAGCTACATCTTCAGGCCTTCCAGATGCAATAGCCTTTCTACGCAATGCATCCTGAAGTTTCCGAGCTGTAGAAGGCTCACTCTTAGGTTTAGAAGCGCTTGGTCTAAGCAGAGTGGTTGAAGGTGCAGTCTTTTTAGTTAATTCCTTTTTCTGACCAACCATTTCCTGGTAACGCATTGCATCACGCAATACAAGCATAGCACGATGATCCATCACTGCGCCAACTTCTTCAGGACTATAGCCATACTCTCTTGCTGCAGTAGTAAGCTTTGCCATCATCGGGCCAGCTTCAGTAGGTTTTGCAAACTCAGGAATCTTAGTAACAAGTTCTCTTGCCTGGGTAAGTGTATACTCTTCAGTAGCTTTCTGAATAAGTGCCTGCTGTCTTTGCGCAATCTGAGTACGTTCATGATTAACTACAGATTGCTTTTCCTGAGCTTCACGCTGACGATCACGTTCAAGCAAATAACGAGCAGGATTAGTCCTACGCAATTCTTCCCAATTAATTTCAGGTTCTACAACTTTCTGCAAAACCTCATCAATTTTAGCAAGCCTTACAGCTTCTGCTTCAAGAGCAATATAAAGCTGCTGCCCGTTGTGAATGGCATATGTCTTAGCTTCAGTAGCCTCCTGAAGTCTCTTTTCAATCACCTTTTCGCCAGAATAGTTAGCTTTAAGTTCTTTAAGCTTAACTTTCTTTTCTTCTCCATCTACAACAACATCGATGTCAAGTTCATCAATGTCTACATCTTCTTCATTTTCGCCTTCCGTATCAGCTTCTTCTTCATTTGAAGTTGCTTCATCTCCGGACTTTTCTTCCGTAGAGGGCTCTGCATTTTCTTCGGTGACAACTTCATCTTCGCCCTCAGCTACACGAGTTGGTTCTTTGCCTTCTTCAGCCTTCTCTTCAATAGGCTTAACAAGGAGCGTAGCAGCTACGTCCTCAAGAGACGGTTCACCTGTACTGATTTCAATATCCATTTGAATTTCCTACTGGCTTTTCTACAAAAGCATGCCTATATCTGTTTGCCATCCTAGTGAGTTCACCTACAAGCCTATCCAAGGCTTTAGCCTCACTATAAAGACGATCGCGATCTTCTTCTTTTTCAGTGGCAAGCATACTATCTGCTATCTCCCTTTTCATATTGCTTACCATTGTGTTGAATAATCTGTTATCTACAATCTCTTTAAGGAGTCTCAATGACTCCATTTCTGCATCATTCATCCGATTGGTGGCGCCTCTCTATCCGCCGCAATTTTTTGCTCTGTTTGTTTGATCTTCTCTTCTTCCAAAACTACTTTCTTAGAGTCGATTGCAAAAGTCATATCATTCTTATCGCGTTCACGATCATCACGCAAGTAAATATCCGTCAATTGCGTACGGTTGTCTGTCATCATACGCATGATTTCAGATTTAAGTCTCTCAATATCAGACACATGCTTCTGTTGCATTTCCTGCATTTTAGCCTGATAATTAGCTTCGACCTTTTTGTTTTCTACCTTAATAAGCTCTATCATCGCATTCTGCTGCATCTGCTGCGCAGCCTGCTTTTCTTTGTTTGCAGCCATAGCTTGTTCTTGCTGCTGTTTATCCAACTCAGCAAGCTTCTCTGGCGGAACATACGGAAAATACTTGTTGAAATCATGAATACCCGACAACCGCATTGTTGCTTTAAGAGTTTCACGAATCTGGAGCCAACCACAAATAGGATTTGAGGCTCCCATCTTTTCAAGAATCATTTGCTGCATAGGCATAATTGCCTGCAGAGTCATTTTCTTTTCATCTACGCGGCCGGATCCTAGACCAATATTAGTACGAATGGCCATAAACTGATGCCACATAGAAGGATCAACAGTTTTGAATCCATCTGGAGTAGCAATGCTCTGTGGCTCATTGGCCTCATAAATAGCCGTGCGAAGAATACAATTAAATAGAGCTTTTACGCCTGTTTCACCAATATTACGAGCCATCATCTCAATTCTGGCATCAGCAGCGCTAATAGCAGCAGCTGCAGCAATCTTAGTCGTAGACTGTAATGCATCTGCGTCTAGGCCTTGTGAGAGCTTTACAATACCAGAACGTGCTTCAGAAACTTCATTAAGATATTGCAGCACCGGAAGCGTCGAGCCAGCTACAAATGGCGTAGTGAGCTCTTCAATCATGCCCATAGAACGAGCACGAATAATAGCTCCAATTTCACCGTTCTTTACATCATCCAGATTAACAGCCGACTCATTAATGACAGTCCGCGGTGAGTTTGTAAGCGCAGCGTTATCAATAATCGAACGCAAAAGAGCTGTCTGCGCATCCTGATCTTGAATGAGATCTTCCGCCAATGATATTGGATAAAATACATGTGGCTGCAACTCAGATTTAAAGACCGCAAAAGGTGAATAGTTTACAGGCTCACTGCCAAGTAGCTTATAGTTATCTCCACCTAGACGAAGACGGCGCAGTTCAGCAATACCATCGCCATCAGCGTCTACTCTAAGATAAGCTTCAGTAAACAGCACTACTCTAGAAGTTGGGTCCACTGCAGTAAGTGAACCGTCTTCTTTTTCGCGATCGTAGTTTTTACGCTCAGATTCTTCAGAATTAAGCTCACTACTAGATGGCAAATCCTTAAGTTGCTCGTAAGGAATACCCATCTCTACAAGTTCAGAGATACGTTTTTCTTCCTGATGAGCACATATGCGGGCCTCTTCAATACAAGTAGCGTCAGAAGAAATCAAAAAAGATTCCGGTGGTAGCGCTTTAAGTCTCCAAATCTTAATAGTTCTTTTGGTTGTAAAAGCAGACTCTTCTTCTGACTTTTCAGTATTAACACCTAAAGGAATTACATTGCCAATGTCTTTATTTTGATAAATCTTATGAACAATTGACCTTTAATAAATCACGTTGTCAAAATATATCCTATCCACGCCATGTTATCATGGCAGTGCTTCGTGAACTATGCCCAAGGCTTTCATACCCTTCAATAGCGGCAATATTCAATTGCGACCATACCTCTGTTTTACACGCTGTTAGAGCCACAAAAACCTGCCCTAAACGCCAAGAAATGTATCAAGGCTTAATGGGCTTCATTGCTTCAAAAACGCAGGTGGCAGCATGAGTGCGCCTTATATGCCTTTATATATCCCAGACCTATTTGCAGACACAATGCACCTAAATTGTCTTGAGCGCGGCGCTTATATGCAATTGCTTTGCCATATGTGGCGCGGTGGCGGAAAGTTACCAGCAGATGATGCGCGTCTATCACGTCTTTTACAATTAACCCAAACTGAATGGGTGGAAATAAAAGATATAATTCTGCCATTTTTCATTAAGCGTGGGAACTCAATATCACAAAAAAGATTGTCAAAAGAACTAGCTAAGTATGACAACAAGATTGTTAAAGCTAAAAACGCCATAAAAGCGCGTTGGTCTAAAAAACCTAATGAAAACAACGAAAATAAGGATACGGACGTATTACCGACGTATTACCAACAAGAACAAGAACAAGAACAAGTAATAGATAAATCTATTATAGAAAAAAATAAAACAAAAAAAGAAATTTACAAATCTGAGTTTCTAGAATTTTGGGCAATGTATCCGCATAAGGTTGGCAAACCTGTTGCAGAACAATCCTATTCCAAAGCAAGAGATAAAAATTTCACAAAAGAACAAATATTCGAAGGCTTGGAAAAATATATCAAATCCAAGCCGCCTGATAGGTCGTGGTTAAATCCAGCAACTTTTATTAACCAAGAAAGATTTACAGATGAACCAGATAATTCAATTCAAACCAGCCCAAGTAACAACATCAACCACAATGCGGCAGCGCGACAAAAGCCTAGAAACGCAATTGATAGACTTGTTGAAAGAGCGATTGAACTTAACACAGCAGACATCATTGATGATTTTGAATGCGACCAGCCCAATTTACAACTTATCAGTTCCTGTTGATCTGGCAAAAGAACTTTTGACCATGATTGATGCTTACGAACAAAAGCCAAAATCAGACAAAGAAAAAGCCGCCATTATGGGTTTATTTGCTGATTGTATTTCAGTTTGTGAAGCAGCGTTTGGTGGTGAAACAAGTGGTGAATTATACCTGAATGGCATGGTTAGGCGCTTGGAAAATGAACCATTTGATTGTGTTATTGCAGCAATCAAAGCTTGGCCAGAAAAAAACAGAAAACGCCCAATGTGGAATGATTTAAAGGCGGAAATCACCGAGCATAACAAGCAACGCAATAGAATGCGGATGGGGATTTATTACAGCGCAGGCGGTTATCAGTCTGGCATCAAATTGTTTGGTGATAAATGAACCTCGCAAAAGTATCCCTCAAAGGCAAGGAA